CTATAGGGCAGTTAAGTGATATGGTTATTGGACTTGAGAGAGATGCACAGAATGATGACCCTGAAATCCGACATACTACAAGGGTTAGAGTATTAAAGAATAGATTCTCAGGTATTACTGGACCATGTTGTGATTTAAAATATGATATGGATACTGGTAGATTAGCCGAGGTAACATCAAGTGATTTTTGATAAAGTAATATTTGATATTGAAACAACTATTACTGCCGATAAAATTTGGTGTATCATTTGTAAACATAATAATACTTACTATCAATTTAAAGAAGATAGACTAAGTAGGTTTGAAGAGTTTATAAAAAAAACTAAAGAAATTATAGGACATAATATAATTGGATTTGATATTCCAGTTTTAAATAAATACTTTGGTTATGATTTATTTAAAAATTGTAAAGTAACTGATACATTAGTTTTATCTAGACTACTTAATCCTATGATAGAAGGTGGTCATTCATTAAAAAATTGGGGTGAAAAACTCTATCATAAAAAAACAGAGTTTGATATCTTTGATAAATTTAGTGAAGAGATGTTAAAGTATTGTAGGAATGATGTTAATTTAACAGAAAAATTATATAACTTTCTTTGTAAAAAAATGACAGACTTTGGAGAGTCTATTAAATTAGAACATAAGGTTGCAAAGATTATACAACGACAACATCAAAAAGGATTTTTAATAGATGTTGTAGGTGCTCATATGTTACAAGCAAAGTTTCAGGAAGATATGAATAACTTACAACTAATTGTAAGAAAAACTTTTCCTCCATTAAAAATAGAAACAGAATTTATTCCTAAGTCTAATAATAAAACGAGAGGATATGTAAAGGGAGTTCCTTTTACAAAGGTTAAATATAAAGAATTTAATTTAGGTTCACGTCAACAAATAGCTGAACGATTAGTATTACTGGGATGGAAACCTAAAAAGAAAACAGATAAAGGACATACAATAGTTGATGAAAAAGTTTTATCGGAGATTAAAAATATTCCTGAAGCTGAACTTATAAAAAAATTTCTCACTCTTCAGAAAAGAATTGCTCAAGTCAGTTCTTGGATTGAAGCTATTAGAGAAGATGGTAGAGTACATGGCAAAGTAATTACCAATGGTACAGTTACAGGAAGAATGAGCCATCAATCGCCCAATATGGCACAGGTTCCTGCTGTGTACTCACCTTATGGAAAAGAATGTAGGGCATTATGGATAGTAAACAAAGGTTATAAATTAGTAGGTGTTGATGCTTCAGGACTTGAGTTGAGGATGTTAGCACATTACATGAACGATAAAGGATATACAAATGAAATCATTAATGGAGATATACACACAACAAATCAAATTAATGCTGGTTTGGGGTCAAGAGATGAGGCGAAGACATTTATTTACGCACTCATCTATGGAGCAGGTTCAAAAAAAATCGGAAGTATCATCAAAAGGTCTGAAAGAGATGGAGAAAGAGTTAAAGAAAAATTTCTCAGAGCTACACCAAGTTTTAAACGACTACGAGAACGAGTGGATGGAGTGGCTCAAAAAAGATGGCTCAGAGGTCTCGACCAAAGAAAAATCCTCATAAGACACCCCCACGCTGCGTTAAACACCCTATTACAGGGTGCTGGTGCGTGTGTTATGAAGAAAGCGTTGACATTGGTAGAGGAATATGTTAGAAGTAAGCGAATGAAAGCAGTTCCAATTGTGAATGTGCATGATGAGTTCCAATATGAAGTAGAAGAAAGCCGAGCTGAAGAATTTGGAAAGCTTGGAGTACAAGCAATTATAGATGCAGGAAAGGAATTAAAAATAAGGTGTCCCTTAGATGGAAAATATAAAATCGGAAACAACTGGGCAGAAACGCATTGATACAATAGCAACTGATATTAAAAAATTAGTAGCTGGAATATCAAATGGTAAACCTGCTAACGTAACAGAAGAGAACATGGATAAGTTCCTTAGTAATATTAAGGAAGCTTTTAATTCATGGAACAATCCTATTAGAGAAAAAGATGGGAAGTTAAGAATGTCAGTACTAGGTAAACCACCTAGACAATTATGGTATGATAGATTTAGTCCAAAGAAAACTAGAGATTATGATGCAAGTTTAAATATAAAATTTTTATATGGACATATACTAGAACATTTATTATTATATCTAGCAGAATTAACTGGACATAAAGTAGCAGACCAACAAAAGAAAGTAGAGATAGATAATATTAAAGGACATATAGATGCGACAGTAGATGGTGAAGTATGTGATGTTAAGTCAGCTTCAACATTTAGTTTTAAGAAATTTAAAACAGGTGAGTTAGTTGGTGATGACCCATTTGGTTATCATGCCCAGTTATCAGGATATGAAACAGGTATGGGTACTAACAAGGGTGGCTTTTTGGTTATGGATAAATCAAGTGGAGATGTTTGTTTCTATAAACCTGATGAGTTAGCTAAACCTAATGTTCCAAATTTAATTAAAACTTTACAGGATACATTAAAAAGTAAGACACCACCTGATAGATGTTATCAACTATCAGAAACAAAAGGTGGTAATAAATCATTACCTATTGGTTGTCAGTTTTGTGCACATAAATGGGAATGTTATCAAGATGCTAATGATGGTAAGGGATTAAGAGTATTTAAATATTCTAATCGGTATGTTTATTTAGCTCAAGTAAATAGACAACCCAATGTAGAAGAGATAACTAAAAACTTTTCTGAAGAATTAAAAACATATGGAAAAAGAAAAGTTGTATAAACCATTACCTCAAGGACTCCGAATTGAGAAGAGTAAGATACAAGGATTTGGTTTGATTACTTTATCTTTTATAAAACAAGGTACAAATCTTGGAACATCTCATGTTAAGATAAAGGATGAATTAATTCGTACACCTTTAGGTGGATTTATTAATCATTCTGATGAACCTAATTGTGAGAAAGTAAAATTACAAACTGAGAATTATATTAAATATAATTTAATTACTATAAAAAATATAAAGGCATGGGAAGAACTAACTGTTAAATATACATTTTATAATGTGGGAAGTAATGGTAAAAATCTTACTGTATCAGAGAAACTACAGGATGAATTAGAACCTATTGTTAATGCTCCTATGATGGAGACAGAATAATGTTAATGATGGCTAAAGCTATAGTAGGTTTTTTATTACTAAGTCTTACTGGAGGACTTATAATTTATTTTATTAAAGATTATAAATATACTTATAAGAAGAAAAAAAAGAAATGAACACCAAACAAATGAGCAAGATAAGAAACAAAGCTAAACATATTATGGTGGCTTGGCTTAAAGGATTATTAAATCCTGATGAACAAAAGAAAGTTAATGTTAAGAATGTATTTAAATTATTACCGAATCAAACTCATTATTGGCAAGGAACTACATTACGTTTACAACCTTGGTCTTATAAATGGATAGTTAAAAAATTAAAAAAGAATCCTCATTGGACTATAGATGATTTAAATGATAGCTTAGAACCCACAGAAAGAGATAAAAGGAGAGCAAGGATGGCTAAAGAAGGTCCTATTGCTATGTAATGACAGACAAAGGAATGTTTAAAGGTACGACATATGATTCATTAAGTAAGCAGGTAGATGGAAATCATTATAACTCTATGAAGATTCAACCTGCAGAATTTATTAATGAAAATAAAATATTGTTTGCAGAAGGAAATGCTATTAAGTATATATGCAGACATCAAAAAAAAGGAAAGAGAAAGGATATAGAAAAGGCAATACACTATCTAGAAATGATATTGGAAAGGGACTATGATGATTAATGAGAGTACTATAACTCAATTAGAAAAAAGAGCAAGAGGTTTTCGTAGAATAATTTCTGCTCTTAATGATTTACCTATGTATGGAATTACTCCTATCATAGATAAAATGTTATACGTAAGAATAGGTGAACTTAAAGAACACCTAAAGAAGAAGATAACTAGAAACAATGAAAAGTTAAATGAAATTCATACAACAAGCGTGGATAGTTTAATAGATGATGATGGACAAGGAGGAGTAATAGGTGAAGTTAGAACTGAACCTAGTTTTGTATCTTCTAAGATAGAAAGTGCTCTAAAAAATAATGAATGAAGAACAAGATAGAGCTACAGCATCTACTTATGAAGATGAAATTACTTCACAAAGAACTGTAACAATTCCATTAAGAGAGTATGATGAATTAAAAGCAGAACAAAGATTTATAAAAGATAAATCTTTAATTGCTATTATAGATAAAGTTGAAGAACTTATAAGAGCTTTACGAAAGAGTATCATAAGAGAAAAATAATATGGATGAAAAAAGTAAAGTCTTTTCCATGAAGGGAAAGCCTGTTGAAGGTAAACCTACTGTCTATCATATGCGATTATGTTTAGTGGGTTCTCCTGATATGGATATAAAGAATATTCAAACATTTGGTATAGCAGATGATGGATTCTTTATGGTTAAAAGTTATAACAATCTAAGACTTCCTACTTTTATGACCAATCCTATTAGAGTTAAAACTGTAGAAATATATAAGAAGGGCGACAAACCAATGACTAAATTAAGAACAAATAAAGATGATGATGAAATGTTTGTTGATTTAATGCGGAAAGCCCATGCTACCCCCACGAAAGCTAAGTAAATCTAAAAGAACCAAAAAAAAAGAAGCCTATTTAATGGGCTTCAAATTAATTATTAATAATCAAGGACAGTTTATTAGTGAATTAAAAACTTTTCCTATGGATAAGATTCCTGTCTATTTTAAAAAGGAAAATGCAGGGGTAATACAAGCTATGTTGAGAGAGTGTAAAACTAATTTTACAGAATTACATACGTACTTAGAAAAAATTGCAAGGGATGTTTTTCATTCCTAAGTAGGAGTTCCTATAGGTTCAACCTCAAAAACTTTATCAACAGGTAAACAATTATACATCATCTTTATTTTTTGGTCTTTGAATTGTTGTACCCCTATAGACCGCATATAGTTTTCAGCAACTTCCGCAATATGATAATAACCTTTGTACATACATTGTTCTTCTGTTTCAAATTTCCAATCATTATGAGTAAGAGGTGGTAGACATCCCATCATACCACATATTGTTATTACCAAAGCTATTTTCATTTTCTTTTTTTGCGTCTTCTTCTATACCAGCGTCTTTTTTTAAGGAAATAAGCATATAGTTTAATCGTCATCATCTTCCTTCGGTCTCACCTTGCCGAAAATAATTTTATAATTCATCTTAATACTTTCATCAAAATTTGTACTTAAAGGTTTTCCTGTAACACCAATAGAATGCCTTGTATTTTCACATCCTGATACTAAAAATAGTAAACCACAAAGAAGGAATATAGTTATATAGCTAACCCAAGCATTAATTGTTTTCATTTTTTCTCTTGCGTTTCTTCTTCTTTTTAAAATTTTTAGAGTTCGATACTTCATTTTGAATAGTCGCCACCTTCTCCTTAATCAAAACCATATCTTTTGATATGCTATAAGTTTCCTTTAAATTCCATCCTCCGAGTGCTAATAGTATAGCAATCAGGATTGTTATAAGTTTTTCGTTTATCATTTCTTTTTTAAATCATAGATAACATAGATTATAAAACCGACCAGTAGAATTAAACCTATGATATCCATCATTTACTTATCTCTTTTTCTTTTTATTTTTTTTATTTTTCTTCTTGCCTTTTTTCTTTTTCTTTTTAGCCATGTGTTTCTCCTTCCTTATATTTTCCGCTTTCATGCGGTTATAATTTTCTTCACTAATATCGTCAACACCAAACTCTGCTTCATCCATTAATTTATTCTAAGATTTTAAGTATACGTTTTCCATATCTTGTTTGGTCGTCTAATTCTATTTTAGCTTTAACAATCTTACATCTAAAGACTACTCGCTTTGGATTTAATTCATGCGAAGCTATGCGTTTTGATTTAAGACACGCACCTAAGTCAGGTTTATAAACGTGCTCTATCATTGTGCCATTTAAAAATAACATTAGGGCTGTTACA